ACCGGCACCGTGCTATTTGGATGGAAGCCGTACATGTCTTATCAAGATCCGCTTTAATGGAAGGGATAGGGGGAACGTATATGCGGAATACGAGGTGCGAGAGAAGCTATGATGAATAGAACTACTCGTGTCGGGCGGTTACAGTTATGCTACTAACCATGGCCTATGTCTGGACCACAGCTATAACCCGACGAATGAAGAGTCTCCCGACAATTCCTGGACTAACGACACAGTCGTACTTGACATGGACATTATCGGGTTTTTACCATCGAGTTCCGAGTTGAATGCTTCGGCATTCAAACGTTGGAACGATGATGAAGAATCTGTAAGGTTGGGTTTGTCTATATCCCATTCAGTCCACGGTTCCTTGGGCGGGAAGAACGTGGAGGGACGTAGTGACCTTACTTACGTATTGCAGGGAAGTACCAAGTGTGACAATCTGGCAGGCGAGCTCGAGACCACCTTGGATGCTTCTTATGTGGGAACACAGTCACCGGATTTGATCCGGGCGCTGATGGAGGAGTTACGTCCGAGAACTTCGTATTCGGTAGCGAGCGTGTCTGACGGTCTTTTTGATCTACGTGGGTTCGCTTACGTGTTGGGAGTAGCTGCTGCGGCGGGTAGCAACAACGCCGAGTTTAACTACGATCGCGGGCTCGCTTCTGTTAGGCTCCTATCCCCGAGTTGGTCGGTTCCCGTGGCGGGGCAATTGACAATCGGTCCGGGTATTGCTGTTTCGTCGAGAGAGTATGTGACTCTCGCCTATTTAGCATATGCCGGTGGCATCCGTTCGCTTCAGTTGATGGCGGACTTACTTCCGGACCGTACGGCTAGGCCGCTGCAAGGAACAGAGTTGGCGGGTTTCGCACTGAAACTGGCTAACAACGTTTTCTGTGCAGCACAGAGCTGTGCGTGCGCTGGTCACCACATGCAGGCTTTCTTCAGGGGTATGAGCTACTCTTGGTCTTTGTGGGGTCACACCGATGAAGGAGGTTGGATTCGCAAAGCGTTGTCTTGCGCTATGTACCCTCCGGGAGCAGGTATCATAGCTGTAACTACTGAGGAATTCATGTCCTTGCCGTTACGCAGGCGCATAGCATCTGAGGATGTCACTAAGCTGTGTGTAGGCCTGTACCTTACCTTCGCGGGTCTAGTTACGGTTGCGGATTGCGAGAAGGAAGGCGTTCCGACCGTGTTCGAAAAAGACTCCCCATCTGATGACGCACGACCCTCGAGCTTCGAAGGTCTAAATCAGAGGATCTACGATGTGATGGGCATCTGGAGGAGGTTGGTTGCCGATCGTTTCGAACTACATCACGGTGCTGTAGGTGACGAGCACAGTTTCGCCTCTTACTTCAACGCTGATAAGGTTGATCGCCACCTGTCTTATGAGGCTTTGATCCCGTTTTGGTGGGTGGAACCTTCGCCTTTGGTTACTGGTAACACCGGCAAGCTATTCATGCCTGCTACTAGAGGATGCCACAAAACTATACCCTTCTGCGGCTACGAAGATCTGTTGCACCCAGATGTTCCAACTCACCGCAATGGGACTTTAGCCGCTGGTCTGGCCGTGAAGTTGAAATTCGGCGAGGGCGGGTTGCGTTCCAGGGGATACTCTTATCTCCTTTCTGGCTCGTACAGACGAGAGAACGGACTGGGTTACATGGAGCAGCTCCGAGATCCAGATTTCGGAGCCTATTCTACAGACGCTATGTTTGTTGAGCCTGGCGTGACCAATTGTGCTGAGCGCAGGTGGGTCACACCTCACAATCCGATGCCTTCGCCAATCGAAGGCTATTTCGTGGGAACCAACATGGTCCAGTATGTTTATGCCGGTAACGGGAACGATCCTTCCCTATCTGACTGGCGTGATGGCGTTGTTGAGTCCATGTTTGGTTTCTTCCGCGTCGATTCGAACCCCGCGAAACCGACTTGTATGTCACACCATGCTGTCCCGCCTAACGCTAAGCGACTTACGCGTTGGTTGTCGCAGCGTGTAGATGACCCTGTCCGTATGGTCAGTGTCAACAACAACCCTTTGCCCACGTCACGAGAATCTGCCCTTCTCACCGTGGTCCCGCACACCTCTGTTACAGCCACTGTACCCCTATCCGACACCGGACCCCCCCCCCCGACACAGGAGGAGGCCATCACAGCCCCTCTTGATCCTAGCACGGGACATAAGCCCGTGATTAAGACTGATGGAGGTGGAGAGACCAAAGACCCTGGAGCAAGCGCTTAGACGGCTTCCGTCTAGCGTTTTGTGTCGGGTGGTGGGTAGTAGTTGTGGTACAGTAGGTGAAGCAGTTGTGTGCGGTAATGTTGCCAGGGCAGCCTGTGGTCCTTGGGCCTCAGTGTTGGTAGCGTTACATTCTTATTTCATTCCAGTTCAGTTGGACGCGGGACTGGGAGTAGTTTTAGAAGATATTATATGGTATGAATTAGTAGTTGCGCCCCGTGTAGCCGAAGACTGGGCTACATGTGTTGACAGCACATCCGCGACTGGAGACGCGGACCTCTCTATTTTGAGGTCTTTCACATGCGTGTCTCTAGACGCTGGATATAAAGAAAGTTCCTTCACTGGCGGAAGGAGGGGGTACAAGAGTACTCCTAAATTAGTAAACACCGACGGATGGTACGTTGACTCCGTCGGTACATGGTGGGAGGGACGATCTGAACGTGACGTTTTTCCCACTAAGAAATCAGGATTTGACCACAAGATTAATTTGTGGTTCAAAGACGTGTGGCATGATGCCCAGACCTATTTTGCAGAAGTAACTAATGTTATAGCATGTGATGAGAGGTTTCTGGGTGGTATGTCGAATGACGAAGCTACTGGTTGGCTCATATGGCTGATTTCGGCACGGGCCACGCTGGGTTCCAGAGCTTACGGCATTCTCGGAGTGCTGCGGCACGTTCCGCAGATGATAAAGGACATCAATACGCGTATAAAGTCCCTAGGTCTACAATCGGAGGAGTGGGGTCCGGCCGCGTGCGAGTTGGGAACTCTGATGGGGCGTGGAGTGTCAAGGGTGGAGCCGTGGGAAGATATCAAATTCCGCGTCGACCATCGGGCATTCAAGGCCCAAAAAGGCGTTTATCTCGACGCCGACAAGTTGCGTGAATGCGTTAGGGAGGTTGTCAGGGAGGAGCTGGCAGCCTCTCCTGAGTGGCATGCGACTGACGAGTACTGGAGTCGTCGTTGGATGTATACTAAGGCGGGTGCTCATAGTAGGTACCCGGAAGAGTTATGGTTCGGTGAGCGTTTGAACCTCCCAGACAGGCCTACTCGCCGCGAGGCCTCTGAAGAGATGAAGACCAATTTGGTTGCTCTGGGTGAGCCGAGAGTCGATGCCGGTTTCAGTGAAAAATTGGAACACGGTAAGACTCGGGCTATATATAGCTGTGATACCCGCAGTTACTTCACCTTCGACTATCTCCTGAAGCCTGTGGAGGCAGTATGGCGTAATTCCAAGGTATTACTTGACCCAGGACGCGAACCCCAGTGTGCTATGTATAGGCGATTAGGCAAGCGCGGGGGTTACAAGTATATGTTGGACTTTGATGACTTCAACTCCCAGCATACACTAGAAGCACTAAAAATATGCATCGAGGAAGCATGTGCGGGCGCCCCACAGCACGTTCTGGACTGGGCGGTATCCTCGTGGGACGCGATGTTTGTGCACTGGTCAGACGCGGAAGGCATGCATGAGTCCCGGATGGTGGGCAC